GAGATATCACAAGATATTGCTATCATAGAGATAGATGAAAAGGCGATAGAGATTTATGGTCAATGGCCTTGGAAGAGAGATGTATTAGCAAACCTGATAGAGGAATTGAGAGCCGCAGAGGTAGGTGTTATTGTGTTACCTATTTTATTCGCAGAAAATGATAGATTAGGTGGTGATGAAGCATTAGCAAAAGCATTGAAAGATAATTTTGTTGTTGTTGCACAAACAGGAACAAATCAGACAAGTAAAAACGGAGTACCTAGAGGTGTTGCAAAGATAGGTAATCCATTAGATTGGTTATTTTCATGGAAAGGCATGGTAGGACCGATAGAATCAATAGGTCAAAATGCTGCTGGTGTGGGTACAACAAACATATCTCAAGAGATAGATGGTGTTGTAAGAAGAATGCCGTTGATTATGAAGATAGGTGATGATGTATATCCTTCACTGGCAATAGAAGTTATTAGAGTTGCAATAGGTGAGTCTAGTTATCAAGTGAAAGCTGGTGACGGAGGTATTATTGCTATGAGAGTACCTGGTTTTGCAACAATTAAAACAGACGCAAATGCCAGAATATGGTTGACTTGGAATAAAGAATATAAAACCATATCATTAGCAGAGGCAGGTCCTGGTGCATTTGAAGAATTAAAAGGCAAGACAGTAATAATTGCCACAACGGCAGAAGGACTAGGTGGCATAATCGCAACACCAACAGGTGCCAACTACGACTATATTGCAGTTGCTTCTACCTTACAAACAGTAATAGATGGTATAAATGTAACTAGAATTGATATATCATTTCTTTTAGAATTAGTGCTTGCATTTGTAATAGGATGTGTTATAATACTCGCTGCTAATTACTTCTCATATATCACTTTAGGCTTGACATTTGTAGGATTATATGTTATATTATTATATTCAACATATTATCTATTCAGTCAACATCTTATATTGGCAGATGTAAGTTGGGCAATTATTTGCTTGACAATTGTAGGATTTCATAGTACATTCAATCGTTTTATTAAAGAGTTTAAACTTAAACAACAAATACGAAAACAGTTTGAGAAGTACTTAGACCCTAGACAAGTAGAAATACTTGTAAAAGACCCAAGTAAATTAAAACTTGGTGGTGTAAGAAAAGAGATGAGTTTCTTGTTTATGGACATTGTAGGGTTTACACCTATTTCAGAATATTATAAAAACAAAGATGATCCTGAAGGTCTAGTAGAAGTTATTAATGATTATCTAAATCGTATGAGTAAAATAGTATTGCAGAATGGTGGTACAATTGATAAGTACATGGGTGATTGTATTATGGCATTCTGGAATGCACCACTTGATTGTCCTAATCATGCAGAAATGGCAGTCAAAACTGCTATTGAGTGTGCTGAAGAAACAGATAAGATAAAAGCAGAGTTTAAAGAAAAAGGACTACCAGATATTAATATTGGCTCAGGTGTCAATACGGGAACTTGTATTGTAGGTAATATGGGTAGTGAAATGAGACTAGACTATTCTGTTATAGGAGACGCAGTTAATTTAGCTGCAAGACTAGAAGCAACAACAAGAAACTATAAAGACGAGAATGGTAAAGTTACACCTCTATTATATTCATCATTTACGCAAGAAAAACTTGATAATATCAAGTCAGTAGAAGTAGATAAAATAAAAGTTAAGGGTAAGGAAGAGTTAATTACCATCTATAAACCTATATAAATAGTAGTATGGCAACTGTATTCGATAAAATATTAGACACAACAACTGGTCCTAAATCATATGATTGGTACAGAAAAAAAGTACAATCAATGACAACGCCTGGTGCAAAAGGTTTAATTAATCAAGGAAAAGCAACTGTGGCACCTAAATATGGTGTGATGAATCTTTTTGGTTATGACCCTAAACTTAAAGCGACATTACCATACTATGATACGTTTCCTTTGATATTTCCTATAGATTTTGCAAAAGGTGGTTTTTATGGTATCAACTTTCACTACTTACAACCAGGCGCAAGAGTAAACTTTTTAAGACAGTTATCAAAATATTCAAGTGATAAAAACTATGATAAAAAAACAAGATACAATATTGGTGAATTATCAGGAAGATATTATAAGAAAACAATTAAACATTATTTGTATAGTCAAGTTAGGTCATCATTTTTAAATATAACAGCAGATGAAATGGCAATTGCAATATTTTTACCAGTCGCAAGATTTAAGAAAGGAAGTCCTTACTAATGGCTATTTTTAGAGCAGGTAAACGAGTAGGTCCTTTTGATATAAGAGTAGGTTTTCCTAGAGATAAGAGTCTTGATAATGTTGATAGAGACCCTAGACTAAGACAAAGAGCAAACACAGAAAATACAATTGGTCGTTTTCGTGCTGCTATGGCAAAAGCAGAAGGTTATGCTAGACCAGCAAGATTTGCTGTTAAGTTATTTTTACCTAGTAATTTATCAAAAATGGCAAACTTAAAAGACCAAAGTAAAATGATTGACACAGATAGTAGAGGGCAGTTTTCAAATATGCAACCAAGTGCTGCTAATCCTGACCATGCTACCATACAAGATTTAGCTACACAAATGGGAACACAAATGAATATTCATTGTGATAGTGTTTCTATGCCAGGTAAAGATTTAGTTACACAAAAGAAACAATTTGGTAACGAACCAGAAGTTGATATGGTTACAGGTCATCAATATGCAGGCACAATAAACGCTTCTTTTTATGCTGATAAGTATTTGAGAGAAAGACAGTTTATAGAATTGTGGATGAAAATGACACATAATAATCAAACAAACGAAGCACGATACTATGATGACTATACAGGTAAAATGCATATATACCAATTAGGTTCATTCGATGGAGAAGGTGATAGAGATGTACCAACCTATGGTGTAGAATGTGTAGAAGTTTTTCCACAAACTTTAAGTGCTGTAGAATACAACTATGGTTCTTCAAATCAGTTAGTAAAAATAAATGTAGGATTTGCATATAAACAATGGTACAATCTTACAACTGACCATATTTCAGGAATGACTTTTGGCAATTCATTACAAACAATACATGATGTCAAAGGTACAGATAGAGGATTATTCGGTAGATTACCTATTGAATTACAAAGAGCAGGAAGAGATGTATTTAATTCTGCTAAACAACAGCTTCCGATAGGAAAACTGTTTAAGGGGAAACTATTCCCACCATTTACATAATTTTATATAATAAAGGAGATTAAATAATGGCACTACCAAAACTGAACACCCCAACTTACGAGTTGGAAGTACCAAGTACAGACGAAAAGATAAAGTATCGTCCGTTTTTGGTGAAAGAAGAAAAGATATTGATGATTGCAATGGAAAGTAAAGACAACGCTCAAATTGTTAATGCAGTAAAAGATATTGTTACATCATGTACTTTTGATAAATTAAATATAGCAACTATGCCTATGTTTGATGTTGAGTACATCTTTTTAAATATACGAGCAAAATCTGTTGGTGAGGTTTCTAAATTAAAAATACTTTGTCCTGATGATAAAAAAACTTATGCTAATGCTGAAGTTGATTTAACAGAGGTAGAAGTTCATGTTGATGATAAACACACTAACAAAATTGAATTAACAGATAGTATGGGAATGATTATGACATATCCTACTATTGATTCATTTACTGAAACAGGTATACAAACTATCAATGCTGAAAACATGATAGATGTTATTAGTAGTTGTGTATTACAGATATACGAAGAAAATGGTGAAAAAGTATATCAAGCGAAAGACCAAACTAAAAAAGAGTTGGCAGAATTTATTGAATCAATGAATACTAGTCAATTTAGAAAAATGCAGTTGTTTTTTGATACTATGCCTAAATTGAAACATACAATTAAGGTAAAGAATCCTAAGACGAAAAAGAGTAATGATGTTACATTGACTGGTCTAAACGATTTTTTCGGGTAGCCCTTTCACACAATACGCTTGAGAATTATTTTGAAGTAAATTTTTCTCTAATGCAACATCATAAATATTCTTTGACTGAAATTGAGAATATGATGCCGTGGGAAAGGGACATATATGTTGATATGTTAATAACCTATATTAAAGAAGAAAAAGAGAAACAAAAACAAAGAGAAGCAGAGAGAAGATAAAT